ATTCAGCTTTGCATCACCCCTGGAAGTATCCAGTCCATATTGCATGGCAATATTTTTTACTGCTTCTATTCCTTTTTTGTTTAATGAAGTTGGGTCTTGATTATATATAGCTACTAGTTTTAAGTTGTCGGCTAATTGCTGTTGCTGAAGTGCTCCTAGAAATCGAGTACCAACATCTATTGGTGTACTAAATATTTGTTCGTAGTCCATTATTCCCCCTTAAAAACCAGAGCGGTATGTTTGATTATACCAGTCGGCTTGTTTTTCAAGATATTCTTCTTCTGGAGTAGAAGTCTTATGAGACTTCTTCGCCAAGAAGTTTCCTAAAAGTCCTTTGAATTCGTAATCTGGATTTGTTCTTTGTCTTGCTGCTGTATAACTAGTAATCATGTCAAGAAAAGGATTTCCGGTCATCTTGGGTTGATACATTTCTTTTAACATTGATGTTATTAACAAACGGAAAGCGTTTTGCTGCCACTCTTGATTTTCCATTTGTTTTCCAATGACATTATTATAGTTTTCTATAGTCTTCTCTAGGCTTTCATTTGTGCCGTATATCCCTTTTTTAATTTCTTCCATTTCGTTTGGCTGAGAGATTGGAGAAGTTGGGATAGAAACCGGTATCGAAGGAGAAGATGGAGTTATAGTAGGATAAGTTGTACGCATATATTCTGCATATTCTGGAACATTTGCCATCAAGTAGTTTTGTAACTCCTGAGCCACTTGCTGAGTTCCAGGAAGATATTTAGTAAATGTTTTTGGATCTGCTAATACAGAAGGATTAGCGAATATAAAATCATTATAACCTGATTTATATTTCTTATGTGACCGAAGCGCTTCAGCGACTTTATTTTGCATTGCATTAAAATCCATTTTTACTCCTTATATTAACTTTATATAAAAGATTTGTAAGACTTGGTACAAACACAGGTCTCTCATTTATAAGTCCATTTCGATAGTATTCATCAAGTTCTGCATAGTCGTTTGGATCATTAACCCTAATCTCATAGTTAACCTTTGGATATTTATTGATTAGCTTACTAATTCTATTCTCAACTTCTGGTGTATATTGTATCTGTTGTTTTGGATATTTTGAAGTTGAAGAATTTGGATAAGTATTTGCAGGAATTTTATTATTCTTAAAATACATAGAATACTCATTATTATTGAAAAAACCAGCATATGCTTGATTGGTTTCTAATTCTTTATTGCGTTGCATTGTGTCTTCAAAAACTAGATTAGACCTTTTAAGCATATTTCTGTATCCTTCAAGTTCTTTTTCATATTTTGCTTGAAGCTCTGCAAGATTGAGTCTATTCCCTGCTTCTATCCCTGCAACGGCTTTTCTTGTATCTGCTTCCAATTTAGCTACATCATAAGCGTTCTTTCTACTTTTTTCTCCTTCGGACTGTGTCACTTCTGTTCCATATAACCCGAGCAACGTATTTAATTTTTGACCGAGTAAGCCTGATATTAGATTGGCTCCAGCCATTGTGTTGCTAAACGCCACATTCATCTGGTTACCCATCATGTTCGTAATTTCTGCCTGTTCTCGTTCTAAATCAGCTCTTATCTGATTGTATCGGTCGGCAGTCTGACTAAGTGCTTCCCAAAATCCTGGCATTTCTCCTCCTTACTAAAGTCCTAAAAGCTTTAGAAGACCAGCTGGAGACTGTGTTCCGAAAAGCAATGCCGGAGACGCTCCAACAAGATTTCCGAAAAGTCCACCAAAGAATCCTGACTGATTTTGGCTTCTCTGCATTTGCATTGCAGCATCTGCCTGCATCTTCTGTAGTTGATAATTCAAAGCCGATTGTGAACCTTGCATTGCCGCAGTATTCTGAGCTGCAGCATTGGCAAGATTTCCCTGAAGACTGTATCCCAATAATCCAGTACCAGTCTGATACGCATTGTTGAGATAACTATTGTATGCTTGACGAGTCCCTTCCAGATTACTGGCGAGAGAAGACTGAAGCTGACCTGTAGCAAAAGGATTCTGACCAGCTGCCTGCATACGCATGCTGTTCAAGTATTGCTGAGCGGCAGCGTCTACACCAACTTTCTTCAGGTCATTATACATACCTCTATTACGGGTACTATTTGGATTGAGAAACTCTTCTCCCAGCTTAGTATATCTACTCGTATCAACCGAGTAAGTCTTTGGTGTATATGCCTGTATCAGCTGTTGCGGAGTCATATTATACCCCTTCAACCTACTCTGCCCGAAAAGTGCATTTCCAAGCCATGACATTATTTCACCTTCCTTATCCAATCAAACGGGATATTCAAGCGAGCCCAACCATCTGGAAACCTTGCTTCAAGATACAACTTCGTCTCACCTTCACTCTTCGTCTGAGTAAAACGAATATTGCTTGTTTCCGGTTTCTCAACATTGATGTCGCCAGTTCCAACGGATTGGAGTTTTTTATCTAGTTCATCGATCTTATTCCAGATTCGATGAAGTTCTTTGTTTATCTCTTCGAACGAATCGAGAGCCCTATAGGAACTTATTCGTTTCAATTTTCCTCCTTCGTTACAAAAGAACGAATTACATAACGTATTACCGAAATCGGTTCTTGCGATTCAATACTTATATGAAACACAGACTTCTGTACTGGTTTGCCATAGTATTCAGATGCCTTTTTGTTGTCAATATATATCTCCGATTGTACTCGTGTATTTCCATTATAGGTCTGAATATCATATATCTGCTTTTTATTCTTAATCCCGAAATCGGTAACATAATCAAGTTCCATTGTGCGAACTCTTGATGTATAAGTAGAAACATCGCTTCCAAAAAGTTTCTGAGAAATTGCATAGGTGGTAAGATAACGACCATTGTTATAGGATATTGTTCTTACCAAGATTCCTGGAATTGTCGACACAGCTTTTGTCTCTGGAGGAATAATTATCGGAGGAAGAATTGGAATAGACGGCGATTCCAATGTTTCAATATCAGTAGAAACTGTGATTACAGCATAGCCATCTTCAGTTGAATAGACTCCTTTCAGATAGGAAACGTCATACGCATCAGGCGTTTCAATCATATAAGTAGCCCATCTTCCAGTGCTAATTCCATAAACGAAAGCAATAATTTGCTGATACTTTCCTGGAGCATCTACTGTCTCACCAATCACTGCAATGGCGTTTCGGTTCTGAATATATTCTACATACACACGACCGGTAAGCCATTTGAAAGAAGGAAACGCTGTTCCCTCAATACTGAGTTGGGAATAGTTGTTTTCTTTTATTGCTTCACCAATTGGAACTACTTTGTTTCCATCTACAATGTAGAGATTGCCATTGAAGTAGACAAAGATACCAGTTTCAGTAGCAACCACATGACTACGCTGAAGAGCACCACAAGACTTACTCGTATATTCAATAGCAAGAGTATCGGCATTGATGATAGAATACTCTTCCTTCCCGAAGGCATATATTCTTCCATTGTAAGGAATGAGAACATTCGGAACAAATCCAAGAACACAGTATTCTTCTTGATAGTTAAATATAGATGGTTGATAAGGTAAACTACGAAGCACAAGATTATCGGTATTGACATTAACCTTTGGATCAAGAGGAAAATAGACATTTCCTGCGTAGATTATACCATTGTACACACATTGGCAGTTTCTTCTTACGCTTACATTATTTACCGTCTCCGAGTATCCAGCGTCAATATTGAAAGAAGCATAGCGTGTTCCATTATCATGTATAGTTGCTTTATAGAGACCAGTATCTGAATCAAAAGTAAAATTATCATAATTAAGTTCTTTTTCACCAACTAAGCGATATAACTCCTGTTCAACGCCATTCAGCATTTCTACGGCATATAAACGAACTGCTGTAATTCGGCGAGAAACTAAGTGCAACATTGCAATATTTATATTCAAATCTGCTTCAATATTCCAAGTTCCAGTTCCGGGAACAGTATGATCCCAAACGACGTCTGAAAGTGGAGAAATACTAATTCCATCGTAGACAAAAGCTATGCGGTAACGAACGCTAGTTCCATGTTCAAATCCAGTTCCTATCGTATCACGAAAAGTTAGAATATCTTCTTGAAAATGTAATTCACCAACATAAGACAAATCCACATTTGGTGGATCAAGTTCTTCAACATTGTAGAGCACTATATTATTAGCAAAAGCAAAAGCTATTGTTTCATGAATAAGATCAAAGACTTTGTATTTCTCTGTTGTTTGTCCTTCTTCAATAGACGTTCCTTCTTTGGTGATCTCACCAACCAATAATGGAACATAGAACAAAGCAGAATTAGTAGCATTAGAATATTGCACATCTGCTGGACTGAAGTATACTAAATTGTTTTTAGATGGTGTAAGAATTGATTTACTCTCGTTGGCAAGAAGTGAATAATGAGTACGCTGCTCTTTGTGGCTTCCAGGAAAAGAAGATAAATCCGAAGCGAAAACAGCAAATCTCGCACTTCCGTCAGATTCAACTTCAGGATTATTAAAGAACTTTGTGAGATGAAAATATCTTCGGTAGTGAGTTGATCCAAGAAGAATATCAAAGAATTCGTAATCCCAGACATTCACAGGTTCTTGCCCATTCCAACAATAATAAATATCTTGTGCTCTTACATCTGAATTAAAATATACATCTTCTTCTCCCTCATATAACGTATTAGGTGTAAGTGGCATAGCCCATATTATATTCGAATTTACATAGCTTTGGCTATAAGAATCAAAAGTACTTATGTGTTGAAAGTATGCCATACCACATCCATAATGTGGTCTACTGTAATGTCTTATATCCTGAGACAGCGATTCAAATTCACAACCCAAATGCGAATTTAGCCACGTTTTTGCTTTGCAGGCAATTTCATAACCAACTATATTGTTTACATAATCTAATATAGTTAATGAGCCAATTAGATGAGCATTACTATCACCATTGTCTACGTAAGCGAATCCACAATATCCTGGAGAGTATATTTTAGTTACTTGCGAAATACCTGTAATATAATCTACATATTCATCATCGTTACTTACATCACGCAAATATAGTTCTTTTAATTTCAAATACAAGTCCAAGAACCCACACTCTGTATCTATCGAACTATTTGCTCCGTTAGTATTCGAGACCGGCTCACTATTAGCAAATGCTTCATAAGGAATTCTCAAATAGCCAGCTTCTTCACCATTTGGACGATATTCATATCCATTTTCATTCCATCCTAATTCATAACCAGAACTTGTTATGAAATGTTGAGTTTCTATCCAATAACAATAACAGGCAATATTCCTATACGGCATAAATGGAAGCTTGCTTCGATTCAAAGTATTTTCGGCACAAGATACTACTTTCGCTGATTGATTATAAACGAATAAGTTTTTGCTGAAGGAGAAGAGCATGTCTTCTTCCGTTGCAAGAGAATTGAGATAAACATTGTCTCCCATGTTATATGCCAAGAATACATAGTCTTTTGAAACTGCTATAGAATCTAATTTACTTCCTACTGGATTGTTTGTTTCCATCACTTTTACATGAGCAAGAATAACATCGCTTCCTGCGCTAATTGACAATAGTTCTTCTGGATAAACACCGTTTTCTTGAAATACCGAACTCAGATTAAGTTTTGATATAAATAAGGAGCTTCCCTTATAATAGGCAAAATATATATGCACAGGATACCATATATTCCCTATCTCTACTTTATCGTAACTCCACGCCAAGGGCAACGATGGAGCAAGAGGAAAAGAGCTATATGTTATATTCTCTTGTATATCATATAAATACAAATTACCAAAACCGTACTGAGCATAGAGAATATATCTTTCGTTGATTGGAACAGCAAACTGAATATTTTCCTGAGTTGAATAACCATACTTAGAAGAAATCACATCTTCTTCGAAGATTATATCATTTCTATCAACTCCAATAAGGTCTCCTTTGGAATATCCATACCGCAGGTACTTCGTATGCCCACTGTCTTGAATAATGCTCATCTGGCGTCCAATAACGTCCATACAGGGACGATCTCCAGTTGGAGGACTAATGGTACCAACCCGAACTCCATCTACGTATACGTGCCCATTTATATCTTCAGAAACGGCAATATCTTTTCCTTCAACGAATAAGTTTTTCTGCTGTATGTATGCGGTTCCAACTGCTTTGTCTTTGTTCTCCGGTACTGCCGTATTCAGTGAACCATCGACTCTTGCATTCCAAAAAGACACAGCTCCGCCAGGAGCATCTGGTATCGCCGGAGCTGCGCCATTGAATGAGTTGAAAGGGACTATTTCTTTTGGCATTAGAATATTCTCTTTGGATTAAACATTTCTCTTAGTTGTCCTCTAACTGGTTCATCAACTACACTTGTAAGTGGAAGCGGGAATCTGTTCTTCGTGAAGTTAATCGTTCCAGTATCGATTACTATACATTGGAAAGAAGCTGCTCCTTTGTCTTCGCCATTCGGATATTCCAGAGTGTTAAATCCATAAATAATCACTTCAAACTCAGCAGATACTATATCGCTATTTTCACTTTCTGCAATATGCTGCATTCTCCAAAAAGGAAGCGAAACAATGAAAATTCCATTTCCTATATTTCTACAGTAAGTTGGACTATAGAGCAAAAAATATTGCGTACTTATATCAAACACTTGGTCAATGCTTCCTTTGGAAAATACGATAAAATCTCTTTCTAGTTCATTTGCAAGAACACAGTGAAGTAAGACGGCTACATTGAAATCGGTTAAGTCGACTCCAGCCATCTCAGCATCGGTAATCTCATAGACATAGTTTCCAGTAGATGAGACGAATTCATTGAGGGTGCGTGCCATTATTCTGGCTCCTCTTCAAGAACTACATCAACCACAATTGTAGTGTCATCTGTTGCAGTTGCTTTGTAGTCTCCTACCCAACTACGTCCACCACTTTGAAGTGTTTCTGGATTGTAATTGACATCTTGGTTATAGATTGTTATGGATTGATATCCAGGAATAGGCTTCTTAAATTTTGCATTTGCTGCATTTCCCATGGGATTAGTAAGATATGCCATTCCTGTTGGAGCAATGTGCGCATCAACAATGTTCCCAACATAAACAATGGGAGAAATTATTATATCTACCGAAGGGTCAACATCATTTAACGATATATCGAAACTCGCTGTAATATAATCACCAGGATATACAACATTCGGAGCAGGTCTTAAACATAGATAATTAGAGTAACCACCACGACTGGCGATTCCTCCAACATTACTAGTAGCATTATTGTAATCATCTATTTCGTCCTGAGTTGGTGAATATAATTTCGTAAGTTTTTCTCTATTCTTAGAACAAATTACCGGATTTATATCTATCGTACTCCAACAATTAAGACCTGTGCCATACGACCATCGCCAGTTTATGCTTTCTGAACTATGTATTCTACCTTTATGTATATATACTCGACACACATTTCCAGTATAGGCATCTGTATATATAAGTTCATAACCTAAATTTAGATTTTGAAAAATATCATTCAAAATTTCACTCGAAAAGCTTGTCTGAGGTATTGCTTTTCCTACCGGTCTTCCATCTATAAATACTATATTAAATTGAAACGGTGCAATATAAATTACATTAAATGTATTACCAAGAAACACTTCATCCCATGAAGTAGGAAGAAATCGAGTTTCCGTATCACTAATATACTGTAGATTCGTAAATAACTGATATTGCAAATCTCTTGCAATATACAATGTTCTCATATCAACACCTTGTGTCCCACCTGGCTCAATAAACTCAAGTTTTAATTGGTTTATAATCGGTATTTTATAATTTACACAATAGTGATAGAAATAATTACTTAGAGTTTCTATGTTCGTTAAATCCATAAGATGAGAAGAACCAATTATAATCTCTCTTTCTATCTCTCTAGTATAATCGTTGATATATGCATTCATTGTTACTGTTCTTGGCATTATTTATCTCCTTGTATTTTCTCAATCAGGATTTCTATCCTGCTTCTGTTTGTATAGATTACCTGCTTCAGTAATCCGTTTATGTAGATTAAGAATCTTTGGAACGCTTCGTAGATTACGGTAAGCGCCCGAATACCTATTTTTTTAAGAAGCGAGTAAGTTTGCTTGTGCAGTATACCGATACTATATCTACGTGTTAGATTGAAACTCTTCTTCCAACTTATACTTCTGGGCTGTATACCAAAGACCTTCAACTTACTCGCTTGCTTGCACATTGTTATCTTTTTCTGGAAAGAAACAGAAATATCTCCAAACCTTTTTCCCATCTCTTTCTTCTCTTGGTGTCCAAGGTTCAGTGGTACACGAAGACCAACAGATGTAGGAATCGCAGTTGCAATCTGAACTTCAGAATGCTTCGGCAATTCTTCTTTCTGCTGAACATTGGAAATCGGAATCGCAAACTTGTTGTGAGCAAAGATAAGTGTCTTTCCGAGTGGTTCTCTTCTCAACATCAGAAGTATACCTGTGTAATTGTCGCAGGAGAATTCCCGCTGTTATATTTCGTTTTAACTGCCTGAAAAGCACCAGAGAACTTATTCGCATATAATTCAACAGTTCCAGGCTCCATAGGAAAGATTCCAGCCAACTCTGTAATCATCAAATATAGTGCACATAGCTGAACTTCGGTATCTTCTACTCCAGGAATCATTTCATTCCATTCTTCAATAGCATTTGGATTACTTTCAATATCATCATCAGTTGGAAACGACAATTTTATAGCTTTACTTATGCGTACCCAATGTTCTATTTCCAATTTATGATTTCCTATGGTCGCATCCGTGATAAGTTCTTTATTGGAATCGTATATCAGTAGTTTTCTGTGTCTCACTTCCCAGAAAATATCGTCTCCTGAAGCATCTTTCACACTGTCTATCTTGACTGCATTCTGTTCCAGAAGGTTCTTATATAGACTTACACTGGTTGGTCTAAGTACAGGAGTCAATAGTCTTACTTCTCTGGAAATCTTCTCAAAAGCGATATTATAAAATTGCACAAAAGCTTTTGCCGTAAGCTCCGGTACAATCAACTGAGCGAGTGCAAGTAATTCACCGTTTGTCATTGTACTCCTCCTGGTGCTTGTGATAGAACACCAAACCAGTCATAGTATTCCTGTCTCAAGTTTCTTATCCGTTGAAGAATATTCACAACATTCTCCATCGTTACCCGAAGCTTATCCGAAGCAGTG